GGAAGCACAATTAGAAAGCATTGGTAGAGGGCGTAAGAATAAAGGACGCTTACTCTATGCGGCATTTGCAAGAGATCAAGGCAAGGTTACAAAGGCAACCTTTCAGGCTATTGATAAGGCAATTTACACATTTAACTCAAGTATTAAACGAAAGATTGGACTAGCAGCATGAGTGCTACCGGCATTGAGATTCCTATTGTCAGTACCTATAAAGACAAAGGTGCTAAGGCTGCAAGTAAATCATTAGGTGCATTAACTAAAAGTGCTAAAGCCCTTGGTTTGGCTTTTGGTGTATTTCAAACAATTAGATTTAGTAAGAACGCAGTTAAGGCATTTGCTCAGGACGAAAAGGCAGCAGGTCAGTTAAGTAAAACATTACAAAACTTGGGTCAATCTTATGCAGTTTTAAGTACGGCTGGATTTATTCAAAACCTACAAAATCAAACTGGTGTTTTAGACGATCAACTTAGACCTGCGTTTACTCAATTAGTTAACTCGACCTTAGATGCTAGAAAAGCACAACAGTTATTAAGTGTTGCTTTAGATACTAGCGCAGGAACTGGGCGAGATTTAGCAAGCGTAACAGCCGCTTTAAGCAAGGCTGCCCTTGGGGAAAACACCGCATTGGGTAAATTAAACATTGGTTTAACTAAAGCCGAATTAAAGACTATGGATTTGGATAAGGTCACAACTTATCTAGCCAAAAAGTTTAACGGTCAGGCAGCGTTAGCAGCAGATTCATTTGCTGGCAAAATGGCGATTCTTGCCGCCAAGGCTGAGGATGCTAAAGAGAAAATCGGCGGTGCTTTAGTTAAGGCACTTGATGACGCATTTGGAGACCCTGATAAATACGGCAGCAGCATTGACAAGATTAGTGATAAACTTGCTGGACTTATCAACAATGTTTCTAGATTTATTAAGGTCACTAGGACTGGATTACAGAATTTAACCACACCGTCTGACTCGCCTATTCTTCAATATAAGGCAAATTTTGATAAGCCATTTGACCCTATGGCTATGAAGTTTGATTATACGGCTTTACAAAAAGAGGAAAAAAGATTACAGGAAGAAGCCGCTAAGCAACTTAGAGCAAGGCAACAGGCTATTGCTAAAGAGAAGGCTTTAATTGCTGCTCAAAAGAAATTAGAGGCTGATCGTAAAAAACTAGAACAAATATCTAGCCTTTTTGATTTAGAGCAAATACAGATTTATGCTGCCCTTCAAAATAAAATTACAGATCAAGAAAAACTAAGACTGTCATTGCAGTTGGCTTTAATTCAAGAGAACGCTACTGAGGCAGCCAAGTTAGCAACTGAGTTGATTAAGTCTCAATTACAAACTACTAACCTTGCTGAGGCTATTGCTAAACTACCTAAGGCTTTATATCCATTTGAAGGCTGGTCTAAAGACATTGACTTGCTTATTGCTCAAATTGAATTGCTACGCAAACTGTTAGCAAGTATGGGTACTGCTCAAAATGTCAGTTCAAGGACTGAGGCTATCGCTGCACCATTTACTAAGAACGGTGTCATGTTCGCAGATATTAACCCTCAACAACAAATGACAGCCAAGCAACTTGAGGCTTTACAAAGCAAGCCGGCAACCATAGCCCAATCTGAGGCAATCATGGCGTCAATGTCATATAGGTTACAGGCTCAGGCTGAGGCTTATTACATGAGCCAAGGTTTAGACAGAAACGGTCAAGTCATAAACGTAACTGTCAATGGTGCAACGCAGGGATTATTGGATGAGTTGCGCAATGGATTACTTAACTCATCCGCGTCAGGCTCGTTCTCATCTATAAATCCATTTAGATAACATGACGCTACCAGTACTCAATATAAGCCTAAACTTTAGTTCAGGGGCTACTTTTGGTAATGCTTTTACCTTAGATGACCCTGTTAATGGTGTACTTGGTACTGGCCTTTTATCAGATGATACAACCCCTGCATTAGTTTTAGATTTAACAAGTGTTGCTAGGCAAATACAAATCCGTAGAGGTAGAAACATAAATCGCGACACTTATGAGGCTGGCACTTGCACCGTTAGAATTTACGATCAGAACGGCAGATTTAATCCTCAAAACACTAGTTCTGATATTTACGGTTATTTGACCCCTTTAAGAAAACTTAGAATATCTGCTGATTACCTAGGCACTACCCATTATTTATTTAGTGGTTATACGACTGATTATGTTTATACATACGACAAGGCAGAAAATGTGTCTTATGTGGATATAAATGCTTCAGATGCTTTTAGATTATTTGCAATGGCAACAATCACTTCAGTTACCGGACAGGCAGCAGGGCAGGATACTGGCACTAGAATTGCCAAGATATTAGATACTGTTCAGTTTCCTAACTCAATGAGGACATTGGATACCGGCAACTCATTGACTCAGGCTGACCCTGCAACTGCTAGAACGCCATTAGAGGCAATCAAAAATTGTGAGATTTCAGAGCAAGGTGCTTTTTTCGTCAATCCTGAAGGCAACGTAGTCTTTAAAAACCGAGCCAATACCATTTCCTCAGCAGGTGGCACACCTATTGCCTTTAATCAAACTACTGGCATACCTTACAAAAACTTAGTTTTTGCTTTTGATGACAAACTTATCGTTAATAAGTCAACGGTTACCCGCATTGGTGGAACAGGTCAGACCTATACGGACGCAACCTCAGTTGCTCAATACTTCCCACATGTTGTTAATTTTAGTGATTTGGTTGTTCAAACAGATGCTGAGGCAGCCAACATAGCCGCTATTTATGTGGCTACTAGATCAACAACCACTATCCGCATTGACAGTATGACGATTGACCTTTATGAGCCTTTAGTTCCCAACGGTACGATTTTAGACCTTGATTATTTTGACAATGTGGTTATCACAAATATCCAACCTGATGGCTCAACCATTACTAAGAACCTTCAAATCCAAGGCGTTAACTGGGAAATAACCCCTAACTCATGGATGGGAACATTTACCACCCTTGAGCCTATAACTGATGGTTTTATTTTGGACAGCACTACTTATGGTGTCCTAGATGAAGATATTTTGTCATATTAAGATATAATTAGACCCTAAGGAGAATATAAAATGGCAGTAGGATTTCCAGTAAAAGCAAATTATGTAACGGGCGACGTGCTGAGCGCGGCCAATATGAACGATCTTTCAGGGTCGGTTAATTTATTAACTTCAGCCCAATATGCTGCTGGTAAAAATAAAATTATTAATGGTGATTTTGGTATAAATCAAAGAAATTTTACTAGCACTACAACAGATGCAACTTTTGGATTTGACCGCTTTCCATTACTGTATTCAGGCGGTACTTGCACTTATTCTGCACAAACATTTACTTTGGGTGCTGCACCAGTAGCAGGTTATGAAGGTAAAAACTTTGCAAGATTAGTATCAACATCACAAACTACAGCAGGTCATTTTTGCGCAACAAGTCAAAAAATAGAAGACGTAAGAACTTTTGCAGGTCAAACAGTTACTTATAGTTTTTGGGCAAAAGCATCGACTGGTACACCAAATATAGGTGTTGCTATGCAACAAAACTTTGGCTCAGGTGGTTCTCCTAGTTCTGAGGTAATTACTAGCCCTGCCGTGCAAGCAATAACTGCATCTTGGGCTAGGTATTCATTTACTGTAAATGTTCCATCTATAAGTGGAAAAACTATTGGCACAACTGCCAACACAAGTTATTTAGGCGCTTGGATATTTACTTCTGCAGGTACAACAATTTCAGGCTTGGGTTACCCTGCTGTTGGATTACAAAATGTAACAATAGACATTTGGGGTGTGCAACTAGAATCAGGTTCAACCGCATCACCATTTCAAACTGCAACTGGCACAATCCAAGGCGAGTTAGCCGCTTGTCAGAGGTATTTTAGAGTAGTCAAGTATGGCATTTTAGGTGCTTGCGTTAGCACTACTACAGTTCAACTTGCAATTTATCACGCTAGTATGCGAACAACACCAACATTAGCCGTCAGCGCTGCCGTACAAATTAGCGATATGATTTCAAGTAACTCAACACAATCATCAGCAAGCGTAAGTACTATTGCTGGAGACACAGAAGGAACTTGGTTAAGTTTACCTAATTATTCAGGTTTAACTTCAGGCAGACCAGCAACACTTAATTCATCAACTGGCATCACACTAAGTTCGGAGTTGTAAAATGGAAAAATATACATATACAGATTTTCTTCATCCTATTACTGGAGAACTTGCTTCAATTACTCGCTCAGATGGTGCATCAATCCCAATAGACCCAGCCAACTCAGATTATCAAGCATATTTATTATCTTTAGAGAACCCAGAGGATGAGTAAACAACCTTGGCTTTCTAAGGCTGCTGCACAATTTAGGGAACAACTTAATGATAATTTCCCAAATCGTTCCAAGCGTCTTGATGGATGGATTGGCGATCTGCGTCACCAGTCTAGAGGTTCAAAAAGTCAACACAATCCCAACGAGCAAGGTGAAGTCTGCGCATTGGACGTTGACGCTGGCTTATCTGAAGAACAGGGAATTGCAATCTATTTGGCAGATCAAATACGACTTGCAGCAAAACAAGGTGATCGACGCTTTCTTTATATAATTTTTATGGGCAAGATTTGTAGTGCCAAATCTTTATGGCGTTGGAGAAAATATACTGGGTTGAATCCCCATAATAAGCATATACATATAAGTTTTAAACCAAATCAAAATGGGAAACCTTTCAATATCCCATTACTAGGGGGAACAGATGAAACTATCAAAAAAGCATAAAGCCGCAATCAAGTCTTATTTAAGAGCAGTTGCCGCTTCAGGCATTACCGTTGCGTTGGCTATTGTCGCTGATATACACCCAGCATACGCAACTTTACTAGGCGCAGTAATCGCCCCTATTGCAAAAGCCATAGACCCATCTTCAGGTACTGAAGTTGACTACGGTATCAATGCCAAATAATGGATGCTGCTAGTTGGGCTGGCTTAGCCGCCGCCGTCTCTGCTGTCTTAACAAGTTTTTTCCTAGGCCTACGTTACCTAATTAAAGGTTGGCTTTGGACTCTCACGCCGAATAGTGGTTCAAGTCTTGCAGATCGTTTAGCAAGAATTGAAACACGCCAAGAGGAACTACTGAGGATTGTCACCGAACGAAGGTAACATTTATTTATGGCTCAAAAGAAAAAACGCAAAGTTACAAAGCGTAAAGGTAAG